GAACCCCCCCTAACCCCCCCTTACCCCTTGTCCCCTTGCTGGGGGGATGGTAACCCCGTGCGCTGGTGGGTTGTCAAGCGGGGATGGCCGTTCGTCGGCTGGGGCTATGCAGGAGTATTATCCTAGGTTAATAATATAGGTGGTGTTAGATGGTCCGATCAACAGAGAGAGAGGGAGTATTGAGATGCTGATGCTACTTGCGGCGATCGTGTTTGCGGGGCTGGTTTTGGGTCATGCGTTGGCGCAACGGCTGGGGGTGTGACATGGGCAAGCAAACGCACACGCCGACGCCGTGGGAAGTGCAAGATTGTCGCCACGCTGGAGCCAACGTAGTGAGCAGCGACGGTAACGCTTTTGTCGCCCGCATGGCGCATGGCGATGCCGCATTCATCGTCGCCGCCTGCAACGCGCACGACGAACTCGTGGCCGCACTGCGCAAGTGCGAACACGCCTTGCAATTGAGCGACATCAGCAGCGCCAGGCGTGAACACGTCGAAATGGCGCGCAGGATGGCCCGCGCCGCGCTGGCGAAGGTGGGGTCATGATTTTTCTACTTAGCGCGATCGTCGCAACGGCGCTTGTTGTCGGTCATTCGATAGCTAAACGACTTGGAGTCTGAGAGTGTCCAACGTACGGCCTTTGCGGGCCGTACGGTGCACATTCGCACCCTGCCGAGCGCCCGCAATCCTGCGGGTGCCGGTCGATCTAGAGAGAAAGGAAACACTATGACAACGCTTATGCAAGCTTCTCACCAATGGGCAACGCGGCCTTCGGATCAACGTTTCGTTTCGCTGCCAGAGATGCTTGAGTTTGCGCGCAATGCTCGCGCCAATTCGCGGGCGAAGTGTCTGTCAACGCGCGGCTTAACGGCCGTTCCGGTCGAGGGTGACGCGAAAGCTCTAATGGTTGTCGGTCCGAACGGTGGCGCGGTCAACGTGACCCATTGGGCGTTTGGGCAGTTGGCGCAACGCGCAGAGGCGCCCGCAGGTTACTTGCGCGAGCTTCCGGCGCCGGTCGCTGCGGACTGTATCAACTATGGATTGCAGTTCAAGCGCAACATCGAGGATCTAGGGGTATTGGTGTATCAGAATGGAGGGCCGGCCGAATTGCGCGCCGTCACTGGGCCTAACTATGGCCGAGTATGGAACGAGACCATTATCGACGCGCTGTGCAATCGCTTCGGCGATGGTGTCAATGGCACGTTCAAGGTGCCGGGCGAATTCGGGGAGGCGGTCGAAATCACAAAGGCGAATACAACGCTATTCGCGTCGGACCGAGACATGTTCGTTTTCCTCGCCGACGAATCGCATAGGATCGAAGTTCCGAATCGCCGAAATGGCCAGGCCGGGGAGCTTTCGCGCGGATTCTTTGTGTGGAACTCCGAGGTCGGCTCCTCGACGTTTGGCGTTGCCTGCTTCCTGTTCGATTACGTTTGCTGCAATCGTATCGTCTGGGGCGCGCAAGGATACGAAGAAATCAAGATTCGCCACACGTCGAGCGCTCCGGACCGCTGGATAGAGGAAGTCGCGCCAGCGCTCGAGAGTTACGCTTCGTCGTCGAGCGCTAGTGTCGTGAAAGCAATAACCGATGCGCGCAACAATCGCATTGGCGATGCAGACGCGGTCAACAAGTTTCTGTTGGCGCGATTCTCAAAATCGCAAGTCGGCGCGATCAAGGCTGCGCATATGAGCGACGAGGGCCGTCCCATCGAGACCCTCTGGGACGCGGCGACGGGCGTTACAGCGTACGCGCGCGGAATTGGTTATCAAGATGCTCGCGTTGCGCTAGAGCGCGAAGCAGGCCGTATTATCGACGTTGCGGCCTAGGGTTCAGCCCATCTGCGGGTTACGGCCCGCAGTGGGGTGCACCCTTTGCACCGAACAGGAGATAGAGCAATGAAGTTTACCGGGTGGACACCAGAGCAGATAAGCGAAGTTGTGAGCGCGGTTTCGGTCCTGTCGTTTGGTGCCAATCTGCGATTCGAGGAAACGCGTTCGGAGCAGACGCGCCGGGGGTGGACCGTGCTAGGGGTGTTGCGGGTTCGCGATTCTGGCCGCACTGGCGCGCGTCTGGGGCCTTCTGGTCGGCGAAGTGTAGCCGCATCATGGGAGGCGCATCGGGACGTGATGTGGGGGCTTTTTGACCTGAATCCGGAGGGCAGAATCGTTACGTCCATTGCGGACTACCGGGGTCGAGAGGATTTCGTTTCGAAATACCGCGCGACGCGGGATCGTCGTGTTGGCAGCAGTACCATCGGGGAGCTGTCGTTCAAGGTTTAGTCGTCATCCGGAGACCCACTCAGGCCCCAGCATTAGGGGCCGTTTTTTTGCGCGTCAAACAGGCGCCGTTTGAGTTCCGCGTAGGTTTCTCCGACCCGCGGCGGGACGTTCAATTCGACTGCTTTGGACATGATGCCCGCGTCGGTTTTCCACCATGCCGAGGATCCGTGTCCGTTGCCCGTAGGATTTTTACTGATCGTAGGATTTTTTGCAAGTGTGGGATTTTTGGAGACCGTTTTTGTTTTGGGGTCTTCTTTTTTATCCACAGGTTTCTCGTGATTCTCGCGCGCGCTGTCGTTGGAAGACAAAACCAATGAGGTAGTAAGAGCTTTTAACCCCACCCCACCCCTACCCCACCCCACCCCTCTGGACTTGGGGCTGACTTTGGGATTACTCAGGTCGGTCTCTGGTGTGTCTTGAGGATGACTTGAGTCAGCCTTTTTTTCGGTTATGTCATTGATGTGGCTGGGGGGCACCGGAAATTTTGAAGTCGAGACGTAGCGCTTTCGGTTGCGGAAACGGGGCACGAACAGGTAACGCTTACCATCGACGTCGTAGGATCGGACGAGATCGACGGCGACCAGTTCAGCCAGCAATTCCTCGCATTTTGCGGCATCGACGGTGCCGGCCATGAGTCTTGAGCGCAGCGCAAAGGGGGCGCCGGAGAGTCGGCCGGCGTCGTCGGCGGTGAGCATGATCGACACGAACATCGTGCGGGCCGCGTCGGAGATCCCCCACCAGCGCTCAGAACCGAGCAATTCGTCGCGAACGATACGGTCAGGCATCGGAACCCCCAGTAGGCAAGGGGTCCAGAACCTTGGGCGGGCGCTTGGGCATTAGCGTAGGGTCCGCTTTGAGCCGGCCGCGGGTGACGTGCTCGAGTTGCAACTGGCGGAGCGGCGGGACGATCTCCCCCCAGCGGTAGACGATGGGCGGGTCGATCCCGAGCGCCTTGGCGACCTTGTAGGCAGTGCCGAAGAATTTGATGACGTCGGCTTTGAGCATAGGATTTCACCATTGACAGAAGACATTGGTCATGGATAATGATGGCATGACTTACATCGTGATGCAAGGGCGAAATCGGTTTCCGGTCGAGTCCGTCGAAGTGGCGCCGAAGAACTGCGACGTGTTTTTCCCGGACGGGACGTGGTTGGCGCGGGTCGATTGGACCGGGAGGATCTGGTATACGCCGGACGCTGGCGCGAGGCGTGTTGAGCGCGAGTTCAACGGCGATCGACTACCCCTAGGAATTCGCTTGTAAGAACGCTAGGCCCTTAGTTGTTATGCGCCAGCACATCGAGAGCGAGCCGGACGGCGCGGGTCGCTTCATCTGTTCGCCCATGATCGTTGCTGCTTCGACTAGGCCCATCTGGACGCACTCGCCGCGTCTCTTGCCGATGCTGTTCTGCTGCCAGCCGGTGTCTGCGGCTAATTCGTAGTCGGTCTGTGCGCCCCATCGTAGGAGGTTGCGTAGCACCAGCAGGCGCCCATGGGATGCGCGTGGAGTCGCGTCCGCGGCGGCTTGATGGGATGTCTCGGGATCGGTGTGGCGCGCGATCGGGACCGGCGCTCGTGGGGGTGGCGGATCATCGAACAGATCAGGGGTGTCAGACATTTTCATCTCCTTTTCGTACGATCGGCACTTCCTCCCATGGACCCCACCTCGGTGGTGGGCTTGCCATCGAAGTCTTTATTCATCGCGCGGCCTCTGCTTGGAGGATCGCTTTGCCAATGATTTCCGCGATTTGCGGGACGATGGCGTTGCCGAGGCATCTAAGGCGGTCCACCCGAGAGGGAACCCCATGAGCCACTCGACCCACGTCGGGTTCAACCCGCCATTGCCAAGCGGCGATACTCCGTCGAGTTCCCGCGCCGAACGCGGCGTCGTCCTCGGCGTATGAATTGCTCTGCCCAACAGGCCATTCACCGGCACATTCGCGCAGGCTTTCGCGGAGCCATCTTTCCAATCGCGCGCCGTCGGCGTCGGCCACTTCGCAACCGCTGTCGCCAGTCCGTCCCCGCTCCGCTCGCTTAGTCCCTTCTTGTTGTAATTCCCGTCCTCCGTTGGCGTAGGCCACAATCCAGACCCTATCTCGGCGGTGTGGGGCACCAACGGCGGAAGCCGGTATGCAATGCCATTCCGCATCAAACCCGAGCGCGGCCAGGTCTCCGAGAACTCGCTCAATTCCCCGTCCAAGCAGAGCTGCGACGTTCTCCACGATGACGTAGCGGGGTCGTACTTCGCCAATAATTCGGGCGAACTCTGCCCATAGTCCGCTGCGCTCGCCCTCAATCCCGGCGCGCTTGCCCGCGTTGCTGATGTCCTGACAGGGGAAACCGCCTGCAACGACATCGACGCTGCTCCCACGGTCGGCGTTGGAAATAGCCGCGGCTGCGAGGGTGCGCACGTCGTCGAAGATGGGCACTCCCGGCCAATGTCGAGCGATAACTGCTCGCGCGTAGGGCTCGCACTCACAGAAGGCAACCGTCCGCATTCCGGCTCGTTCGAGTCCGAGGCTGAAGCCGCCGATGCCGGAGAAGAGGTCGAGGACATTCAATTCAGACGCCTTCTTCGCCTTCCCTGACCATCGGCACATCCTCCCACGGTCCCCACTCGGTGGTGGGCTTGCCATCGACGTGCACCTTTTCCTTCACTCTGAATTGTAGGATTGCGGGCGGACAAAAGAGATCGATGGGCTGCGTTCCATTGACCTGCGGGCCTACTGCCAAGCGTAGCGGCTGCAAGCCTTGCTTGGCGTCGGTGAGCGTGTATTTGCGAAGGTATTGCCGCATCTCAATCAGTTGAGCCATTGCAGTCCCCTTTGACGATTTCCTCGCGCGCGAGCCTGATGAAGTCCTCGACCCGCAACATCACCAGCCATCCCTCGCCGTCGGCGCGCATCGCGACCGCAGGGGTTTGATCGGCATTCGATGCCGCTTGCGCCATCCAGTCATACAGGTAGCCGAGTCGAGCACGGCGCTTGCACTCGATATGGAACCCGGGGAGCGTGATGTCGTGCCCGGAATCGCGCGCCTGTCCCAGATTGCGCTTGACGACAAAGCCGAGCCAGTCAGTCAGGAGCGCGCAGAGTTCACGCTCGCCGTTGGCGCCTTTGTCACGCTGCATCTTGCTCACTCCTTATCCTCCTGCGCGAGCGCGGCGTCGATTGCGAAGTGTCGCGGGCAGTCAACGCACTGTCTGCCCCGAATAACGAAACCATCACAATGGCCCCGGTTCCTTTTCCAATCACAGGTGGCTTGCAATTCGTCGTTATGCTCGCGAATCGCCTTCACCGCCGCGTCGGCGCGGGCGCGGAGGGCGGCATTGTCGGCCAGCATGTGAAAAAGGTTGCCATCCATGTTCTGGCACGTTTTCTCGTACAGGTCAGTTTGCTCGCGCCAGTAGTCCCGCTCCTGCCGCAACTCGTGCGCCTTTCGCAGCAACCCCTCCGCCGCCTCGGCGCGGGTCATCCATTCCCAAGGCGTAATGCCGTTGAGTTTGAATCGCCGCGCCCAATCTTCGCGCTCAACCTTGATTTCGTCCCGCTCCTGCCGCAACTGCGCGATGGCGGCGGCGAGCTTGTCGAGGAAGCACAACAATATCTCTCGCCCCCTCGTTGGCGCAAATATCAGCGCTGCGCTAATCAGCGCATCCAATTCCGCATCCGACAGCGGCGGCGATGGGGCGGTCATGTCCCCTCCCGCTGCGGCCCGTTGCAGATCTGGAACACCCGCTGATTGGTGATCTTGTAGTGCTGGGCGATGCGCTCGAGCGTCCACCCGCGCTCCCGTAGCTTGCGGATGCGCCGGTTGCGTATTTCATAGCGCCGCATCTTGTCGGAGTAGGCCATGCCGGGGATTGTCCAATAAACCCCTTGACTTGTCAATCACTACTGGCCTAGCATACGCTTGTCAACACAAAAGGGCGCCCATGAAACTGTGCAAGGATTGCAAGCACGTCCGGAATACCGTTCGGAGGGATGCTTCGGGCGATACGATCGCGGTCGCGTCCGCGTGGTGGGAGTGCGCCGCTGCGGCGCACATTAACCCGGTAGACGGCAGCACGAGAACGGGCGACTGCGGATTCACGCGGGCGTTCGGTGGCCACTGTGGACCCGATGCGCTCCTATTCGAACCGTCCGCCACGGCAGTATCCGGATCTTGATGCCGCGCGTGGTTGCGCGATTGGCGTCGTGATCGGATCCATCATCTGGGCGTTGATCCTTTGGTGGTTCCTATGAAGAGTATCTTTGACCCAGATTTTAAGTACGTCCCCTCGGACAAGACTGATCTGAGGAAGACGTTTCGTCGCATCATCAAAGAAAGGGGTAAACAGCATGGAAACGAGAGTCTACATCGTCCGGCACAAGAAGACCGGGAAGGCAAGGATGGTCGATGCCCCGACGTCCGCCGCGGCACTGAGGCACGTCATGGCCGACGAGTACAAGGTCGAGGTCGCTAAGGCGCGCGAGGCGTCGCTCCTGACTTCGGAGGGCGTCGCCATCGAGGATGCCGGCGTCAAAGCTCAGGGCAGTCTGCTCTGATGGTCGCGACTCCCGGCATCTACCATGGGATGACCATGGAAGAGTACTTGAAGCTCGAGGCGGTCTCTCAAGGCGATCTTCGGTTGTTGCTTGATCGTTGTCCGCGCGCGGGCTGGTTCAGTTCCTACCTGAACCCGAACCGGCCCCCGCCGGACCCGACTGAAGATACCGACGCCGGCCAGATCGCTCACGCCATCCTGCTCGAAGATAGTCGCAGCAAGGTGGCCGTGATCGATCCGAATGATTACCCTGCGAAAAATACCGGCACGATTCCCGAGGGGTGGACGAACAAGGGGATCCAGCAGGCTCGAGATCAGGCGCGGGAAGCGGGTCTGCTGCCGGTGCTCAAGCCACGCATGGCACAGATCGATGTGATGGTAGAGAGCGCGAAGAGTTACATCGATTCGTTGCGCCATACCGAGCCGGCAGTCTGGGCTGCGTTCCAACCGAACGGGGGCGACTCCGAATTGGTGATGATCTGGGATGACGGCGGCATCCCCTGCCGCATCCGGCACGATCGGATCGCGTCGAATCGGAAGCTGATCATAGACGCGAAGTTCACTTCGTCCTCCGCGCACCCAGACTCGTTTGGCCGCAATCAGTTGGTGCGGATGGGGTACTACACCGCTGCTGCGTTCTACAAGCGCGGGGTGAATGTGCTGTGCGGGGAAACGCCGGAATTCGTCTATCTGGTGGTGGAGACTGACCCGCCCTATCTGTGCTCCGTAGTGGGCTTAGATCCGGTCGCGATCGACATCGGTGGCGAGAAGATCGATCAGGCGTTGAAGGAATGGCGCCGCTGTGTGGTGAGCAATATCTGGGCGTCCTATCCCAATCGGGTGGCGTTCCCAGAGTTCCCCACCTATGAGATGAATTACTGGGCGGAGCGACTCGGCGGCGAACCGGGAGTTCCCTATGACGTTTCGAAGCTATTCAGGAGAGAGAGCTAAATGACTTTCACATTTCGACCTGCATCGCGGGAGAATGTCGGGCTGATCGTTGGCCTAGCGGGCGCGAGCGGAAGCGGCAAGACCTACACGGCGCTCCGTCTCGCGACCGGCATGGCAGCAGGAAAGCGCTTTGCCGTGATCGACACCGAGGCAGGGCGCTCGAAACACTACGCCGACCGATTCCAATTTGACCATGGTGACCTCACGCCGCCGTTTACTCCTGATCGCTATTCGGAAGCCATCAAAGCCGCGGACGACGCGGGTTATCCGGTCATCGTGGTGGATTCGTTCTCTCACGAGTGGGCGGGCGAGGGTGGGTGCCTCGATTGGCAGGAGCAGGAATTCGAGCGCATGGGGCGCAACGATAGGGCACTGATGGCGTCGTGGATAAAACCAAAGATGGCGCACAAAATGATGGTGCAGAAGCTCCTACAATGCCGCGCGCATCTGATTCTCTGCCTGCGGGCCGAGGAAAAGATCGAGATGGTGCGCAACGACAAGGGCAAGATGGAGGTGGTGCCGAAGAAGGGACGCGCCGGCTTCGTGGGCTGGTTGCCGATCTGCGAGAAGAGCTTGCCCTTTGAGCTGACGACGTCGATCCTGCTGCTGCCGGACGCCCCCGGGTGCCCGCAGAAGCTCAAGATCGAAGACCAGCACCTCTCGTACTTTCCGCCGGAGCGGCCGGTGACCGAGGAGGCAGGTGCCGCGCTTGCGGCATGGGCACGGGGAGAGGATGTGGGTCAGGGTACGGGCATAACCGAGGCACACTATCAAGTGACTACCCCGGCGCCGGATGATCGTATTACCGCGCGGGAAGCGGCGGATCTCGAGGCAAAGTGTTTGGAGGTGGGCGTTCCGGTCGCCAACCTGATGCGAGCCGCGAAGGTTGAACGCCTAGGCTACATCGCAAAAGCAGACTTCGAGCGGTGCCTGCACTGGGTGACAGAGGCGGGCGCTAAACGGCAGCTTGCGAGTTCCGATGTCTGATACCGCACCATCGATTCTCGAGGTTCGCTTAACCGACGATGGGCATTTCACCTATCGGCTGCGCGCGACGTCTCTCAATACTAAGGCATATGCCCAGATCCTCATGGCGCTCGCCGCGGACATCGCCGAGATGTTCCAAGTCGAGAGTCAGGGAAAGTTAAACCGCGATGTCGTCTATCAGCAGATCATTCTCTACATGCAGGAACAGATGAAGGACGACAACATCCTTCCAGAAACCACCCTTCAGGTGCTTCAATGAAATACGAGGAACCGATCATCATCCCGAGTCTGAGGTTGCGTCAATAAGCTGGCCCTGCGATGACGCATTGTTCTCGAACTGGATGATCCGCTCGCGAATCTGCTTGATCCTCGGCGCCGCCTCTTGAAACCGCTCGTTCAATATCCGAAGTGTAGACTCGATTTCGCCGGGACCGGCCCCCGCGTCACTCGTCTCCTGATACAGACGTTGCGCCGCCATAAGTTTGACTTGCGCCAGTGCCGAATTCGTCTTCGCATTCACTTCCATCTTGGCAAGATCATAGAGCGCATCGAGTGCTTCGGAGCGGTAAAGCGCGGCACGGCACTTAAGATCTTCCTCGACCTCACGAAGCGACATCGTCCGGTATTCCTCTCGGATCTTGCGCTCGAACTGGCGGATCTCCTTCAGGTATTTCCCCATCTGCCCTGACATCTCGATCTCGCGGTTGAGATCGCTGACGGACATGCGGAGAATCCGGGCTGCAACTACCGGGTTTTGATTTGCCTTACGGAGTGCTTTGCGAAGCGTTTGCTTCAGGAGCGCCGGGTACGTGGCCTTTTGCCGGTTTTCAGGGACCGTCCCGTCTTGGCCTGCGCGATCCGCGCCGCCTTTCCCTTGTTCCCCGTCTTGCGCTTGATCGCCTGATAGATCCGATCTACCTGCGTTCCTTTTGGCATCCGTGATCTCCTTCGAGTAGTTCAGCGCCGCTTCGAGTCGTCCCATCGTCACACCATTTTAAAACTGGTTGCGAAACCGAGCTTTTGCAGCCTCGGCAGTCCCTTTACCATCCGACCCACACCAATGTCCGTCCGGTAGAACGGGTTGTTCGGCATCCGGATCTTCTTGACCGCGGTGTACGCGCTGCGGCGAGCGCCGGTAATGGTATCCCCAGTGCCGGTGATCACCGCGATGTAGTCGCCGGCCGACACGAGCCCCGGCATCCGCACCACCTTCTCGCCCGCCATCGCCGGCACCTCGTCCTCCATCATCACCTCCGAGAGGTGGACGTGATCCATGTCGGTCGCATCATAGATCGGGATCCCGCTCACTTCCTTGTTGGTCAGGTGCGAGTACGGGAAGTCGGGAATCGCGAGCACCACCGAGACGCAATGCGCCTCGTCGCATTCAAGCGTATCTTGCCCTTGTAGCAGATCGACCATCCACTGCGCCGGATCCCCGTAGTGCGTAGCAACCTGATTGTGGAACGTGGGCCAGCCCGGGCGCATGGTGAACTCGAAGGGCCAGAACTCGCCCTTGGCGTCGATCATGCCACTGATGTCGCAGAATCCGACGTAGTTGAGCTTATGGAGTGCGTCGGTCATGGGCTTCAGCCCGATGTCGGCGAGCTTTGAGCGCTTCGTGTATTTCGATAGCGTCCCCATCTCGCCCGTGTTCGGTCCAAGATCGCCGTTCATGAGCTTCTTGTACTCGAAGTTCTCGTACCAGTATCTCGACCAGCCACTGGGGCCGAACCACCCGCCCACCGCCATCTCGACGCCTTCGATCTTCTCTTGCAGGATGAACCCGAACTTCTTTGCGTCGTGACGGTACTTCTCGTTTTTCTTCCACCGCTGGGTCAGCATGTGGATCAGCGACGCGGCATCATCGGCGACGAACGAGAGCGCCTTGTCAGCATCCCCCGACGGTTTGCTAACAAGATAGGTGGGGTGCTTCTCCACATAGGCGGCGGCGCGATCGTAATCGTCAAAGGTGACGCCCGGGATAGTCTGCAACCCGGCCTTCTTCATCGCTTCCTGCCCGAGCTTGCGATTCAGTTCTAGATCCGCCGCTTCAGGCGATGGCCCGATGACTGGGTAGCCGATCTTGCGATACGGCTCGATCAGATCGGTGTAGTGCGCGTTGTCGGCGAACATGATCAGATCCGCCCAACCGATCCAGCGCTTGCGGAGAGAATCATAGTCGTGGGTCTTGGGGACAATGCCATCGCCTGCCATGCGCTTCGAGCCATCCTTGCGCTTCTGGTCGAACCATAGCACCTCATGCCCCGCGTTCTGGCACCGCATCAGCCAGTCCAGCAGATTGCTCCCAGTATCGAGAGCGAGGATCTTCACCGCTGCTCGTCGGCGCCCGCAGCGATCCCTGCCATGCCAAGCGGAGCGCCGGGTGCGTTTGCGCGATAGGACGGGGTGCGGTTTTGCAACATCCCGCGTTCACCCATCGCTGGGATCCCGAGCCGGCCAGCGAGTTCAGTCCCCGCCGCCATCATGGCGCCCGGATGGCCGGATCCGATCGCGCCCGCAGCGATCAATCCATCGAGCACTGTGAGCCTCGGCTTCGCTTCGCCAGTGGGTTTCTGCGCCGCTTTGGTAAACGTCTTGGCGAAGTCCGCTGCGGTCTTGAACTCTCCCGTCAATACGCCTTTGTACTTCGGGCGCTCCGACAACGATGCAAGTTTATGCAAGTCCACTTGGCCGGTCGCGTCGTTGACAATGTCCTCGAGCAAATAGATCTTGGCGAAGCGAGTTCTCGCAGTACGGAAGTCTTGCAGCGCCGAAGCGTTACCCTTCATCGCGAGGTTGTCTTCGAACATCTTCTCGAGCGCGTCGGACACTGCCATCCGGGCATCGCCCTCGTCGGTACGCCCCAAACGGTAATCGTCCTTGGCCTGCTGGCGAAGCTTTTGGATGCTGCGCACCGCCACGTCGGTAGACATCCGGGCGGGAAGGTTTCTCGCTGGTGCACTCGGGGGCGCCGACAGTTGCCCGTAGTGATGCGGCATGTCGGAAGATGCCTGCTCGATGGTGCGCGCGATGGGCAGGTTAGGTTGCTCGATCACTGCCTTGTCGATCGTGCGCTCGATGGGCATCCGCTCCTTCACCGGCGGCGGGCCTTGCGGTTCGGTCTTCCGCGCCCACTCGCGCAAGATGCGCTGCGCGGGGATCATGCCCTTGTTGGTTTCTGGCGAACTCTCGATCTGCTGTGAAACCTCGCGCAACGTCTGTTTGATCGCTCCTGCAAATCTCGGCGTGACCTGAATCTCCGGCCCCACCGCCTTTTTCATAGCGTCGTAGGACTTGCCGGTGTCCTTCTTCAGTCGATCGAATTCCTCCGCATTCAGTGCGCGACCCTCGGGTACACCCACTTCGCGCCCCAGATTGCGAGTCGCCGTCTCGGTGTTCTTGCCCGAGAGGATCTTCTCGATCCTTGCTTTATTTGCGAGTCCTGCCGCCCCGGCCTTTACCCCGAACTCGGGCGGCGTCTTGTAGCCCGCGCTCTGCGCAGCGGCGCGCACATCGTCCTTCATCGACTGCTCGCCCTTGGTCACATCGAGCGCCGCCTGCTTGCCGGGTAACTTCTCGAGCGCGCCACCAGCCACCTTAGCCGAGAGCATCGGCAAGATCTGCCGGATGAATTCGCCGCCACCGCGAGCAAGCGACTCCTGCGCGTAACCTTTGCCCGTGCCGATGTCCTTCGACTCCGGCATCGTCTTCTCTTGGAACTTCTCGGCGCCCTTCTCGAAAGGATAAGCCACAGCCTCAAGCGGCTTCATGAGCGCCTTACCCGTTTTCGTCTCCGGCGGCTTGATCATCGATCGGATCTTGTCGCCCCAGCCCTGATTCAGGATGTCTGCGTCGGGCCGTCCGGTGAACAGGTTCTTGACCGCTTGCGTCCCGGCCATGCCGATGTCAGCGGCACTACCCAGTGGAGCACCCAGCATCGCACTCGCACTGCTCGCGCCCGCTTCCGCCGGCCCTTTGAGGAACCACGGCTGCGCTGCCTTGACTGCCCGCTCCGCCTGCCCCCCCGCCGTTTCAGGTTGCGGCGGTTTCGTTTCAGGCGCGGGAGTCCGACTCGCCTTGATCTGGGAGGCGATGTGTTGCGCGAGTTCCTTGTCCCCCGCCTTATCGGCAGCGGCAAGATCGCTCATCATTTCCTGTTCACTTGGCATCGAGGCCGTACTTCTTTCTCAAGGCATCAGTGTCATCGGACGGTTGCTCACCGAGCTTCTTATGCTTCATCCGCCCCTCTATCCTGTCGCGCTGATCCCGGACACCCTTCACCTGACCCTGCGTGTCAGACTCGAGCGAGGCAATCACCGCGGCGCGGGCCTTGTCGTTGTAGCCGGAAGCGATCAGACGCTCTGCATCCTTGCGCGCCCCTTCGGTGAGGCTCGCAACCGACTGCGGGCCTTGCATGATCCGGGCGTAGTCCATCGCCACCGTCATCGCCGCCGTCAGGTACGCGGCTGTCGTCGGATCATTGAACTCCTGCTTGATCCTCAGCATGATATCGTTCACAGACTTGACGTCGGTGAAATCCATCTTGCCGAATTCCGACCCGAGTGCCTTGAAGCCTTCAGGGTTGAGCTTCGGCGCTTCACCCTTGGCGACCGAGTTCCACGTCTGCACGTTGTTGTGGAACGACGACAGCGTACCCTCGATCGCGTCGAGCTTCTTAGTCTGGAACGCAAGCGACTGAGCGTCGGCCTTGTATTCGGCGCTCTGGTTGATGAGATCCTCGGAATTCATGCCGAGATCGACGGCAATCTGACCGACTCGCTTCATCACCTGATCGTTCTTGTCCTTCCCCCCGCCGGTGCCCTTGCGATAGGGGAGAACACCCTTCTTGATGTAGTTCCATGCCTGAGTATCGAGTGCAATGTCTTCGGGGGAACCCTTTTTCGTTGCCCCCGGAGTAGCCGCGGCACCGCCGCCGCCACCACCAGTCCCGCCCTTGCCCTTAGAGGTCAGGTAATTCACCCGCGCCTCGAGGATCTTGCGCGTCTCGGGCGAGAGAGTCGGGTTCTCCAAATCCTGCGCGATTTGCTCCGTCTCGCTCATCCTGCGACCGCTCCTCTCGGCGAGGATCCGTCTGCGCGTAGCGTCCTCGGCCGCTGTCGTGGCCTTCTGGACCGCTTCGTCTTCCTTCAACTTCTCGAGCCTCGCCAACTTCTCCATCGCCAACCAGAGCTGCGGCAAGTGCTACCCGATCTCGGGCTTCAGCTACGCGATCGTTCAGAAG